CAATCGTTGTTTTTCATTTGCTAGTGCGAGTGCTTGTTCGCGTTCTTCTCCAATTTGCGGAATCGCCTGAAATAGCTTAGCTTTTTCGTCATCGAGGCCGAGGGCTTTTTGCTGCAAAAGAATAACCTCATCACGCAACGATTCTACAAATGCTCGGGATGTCGCTAACTGATCGAGTTCTGTATCACGCGGTATTCGCTTTAGCGTGTCCTCTTGATCTCTCAACACCTGCAACCTTTGCTTATCCCATTCGACTTGCTTACGCGTTTGCTCGATTTGCGGATTCATGTCGATGATCACCGACAGCATTGTGTTTCCCACTTTTAACCATGACTTATCCCAAGCCTTAACCTCTTTGTCTGCTTCCTCTGTTCGTCTTGTTACGCCCGCGATATTTGACTGGACGGTTTTAAGCAGGCGATCATATGACGCCGACTTTTCATCTGGATCGGAGATTATTTCTATTTCACGCGTCGTGTAATGTGCAGCCAATGCTAATGCTTTTTTTGTACTGGCCTCTAGTTTTTCTGCTTGCTCATTCGCGGCACTCAATGCCCGCACCCAATCGCCCGTTTTGTAGTACAGATTCGATATTGCTACGCCGGTTCCAAGAAACGCGGTTCCTACTGCAGCAACTGCTGCTGCCGCTACTCCAACTTTCCCTACCGTTGACGCAGCCGCCATCGCTCCGCCGAGTTTTGTAAGACCTTCAGTAGCACTCGATAGCTTACCTGTCCACGTTCCCAACTCCGTTCCGGCCATCGCCGTTGAAACGAGCTTAAAAGCCTCGGAGGTTTGTTTTAATTTTCCGCTATTCTGTTCGATACTCTTGCCGGACTTCGCTACACTTTCGCCCAATTTCGATACGTTTTTCTCAGTACGTGCGAGGACCTCGCTCGCCATATCCTCGGCTTCGATGAGTATGTTTACCGATTCGCTCACTTGCTCGCTTCCATTTTCGCTAACGCTTCTTCACTCGCTAAAACTCTACTCGCTTCGATAAACCATGCCGACTGATCCAATGTTCCGCCATTTATCGGTGGCAACCCTTTTTCGAACAAATCGATCAACCCTAGTACAGGAATGATCTCTTTGCAAAATGTTTGCGGGCATCCCATGATTGTTATCGCTCCGTTGTCGCAATCGTCGCATCCTTCGCCATAGCATGCTTGGCATTCCAGTTCAATCGGTTCTGCCTCGCTTCCTATATCGTTGCAATGCCGTGAACTGCATCTCCGACAAAGCAATCCTTGCCGAATGCACGCGGCTATTCGGAACTTTTTTTTTCCTCCAATGTGACGTGTTGATTGTAGGAAACGAGTCGCAAAAGTTCTCGGGCTTCCGCGTACGATAGAACATCTTCCAACGCTTCTTTCGTGTAAGGTTGTCCCATGTTTACCCATCCCGTTAGTACGCTTCCTAAAGCCTCAACCGCATCGTCGAACAATTGATCTGCGGTCACTTCCTTATCTTCTGTCAACCGATCTAGAACCGCCGCTATTCGACGTTGGCCACGCATTGATTGTGACTTGGCATAGAACGTTGGCCGTGATTCAATCGGTTTTGTTTTATCGCATTCAAGTACGATCGGGAATTTCTGGTCAGGTTCTAAAAACACTGGCATCGGAAGGTTGCCTAAAAACTACGGGGTAAAGACAATCGAGAAATCAGTATCTGGCGTCGACGCATTTTGATTGCAAGACCATTCAAGCTGATCTACCACGATATTATTTCGGTCCGCTTCGACCGTTTTAGTCAACTGGGCTTTGGGAGCGGCCATTGTCAGCACGGACGCGCCAGGCCCGTCTAGATTCCACGTCAATGCGGCCTCTGTCATGGCTATGAATGCGCCCCATCTATCCTGCGTCGCAATCTTTTTCATTTCTGGGTTGCCGGTAACTTTTATTGCACGGTTGACAACCATCGCTGCCTCGTATCCGTTCCCGGCTGCACACTCACGCATTACGACTTGATTTCCCGCATCCAAAGTAATGTTTTCTAAACACAGTGCTATGGCATTCCAGGTTGTTGTCGATTGTCCGTATCGCAAAGGCAAGGCCGTCGGATAAGTTGGAGCAATCAACGCCACATCCGTGGGCGGAATCCATACTCCGCTAAATTCCCACTCGATGTATGCCATCTTACCCGTTGGGCAAACGGACCGTTGCTCGATCCGTCCGGACCGAGATAACATCCTATCGTCAACGTCTTCACATTCGCGCCAGGCCCTTCACTGCGAGGAGTAAACGTATTTCCGCCCGCCTTGACCCAACCGCATGCGGGCAAAAAAGTATCTGCCCATGTTGGTTCGGTCACCGAGCCATCCCATCCGCAATCGGTTTTAAATGTTGCTTTTCCTTTGTAACCGCCTGGTACCGCCGCAAGCGTTCCGAATGATCCTTGACCCTCTCTCGACTCCATGTCGATATCAAGCTGAATCATAACGTCGTACGCGTTGAAGACGCCTTCCGCTGAGGTTAGCGTTTCCGCCGTTCCGGAAGTTACCTCAATTTTTGCTGCAAGTACTCGCCTGCGTTTTAGTATCGCCATCGTCGCAATCCTTTATTCCCGAAAGGTCTTGCGTTGATTTGTAAACCGGCGAGGTTTCTCGGTAGCTACTCCGTTCCACCTCGCCGGAACCTTCCGGGTCACTTCCATTTATCTTTATTCACTTCTGCGACTTCGCCCTTTTGTCGAAGCATCAACAGTTCGATTCGTCGTTTAATTTGTTTAGTTAGTTCCCGCTTTGCTGCGTTGCGTGCGATCATCTCTACGCCTGTCGAGATAAAAACATCGCCGGGAGCCGGTCCGTATTGTTTCTTGATTGGCAATCGTTTATTCGTAGTCCTGATAAATACATTGCCTCCCAGCTTATTTACGATAAACGCTTTATTGATTCTCGCTTTATTTGCTTGTTTTAGCTTCGAACGAAAACCGCTAAAATACTTAAGTGGAAACGGATGACCTGCCCACAAACGCAAATTAACAAGCAAGTGTTGCGAGCTTTTTTGCGTGTAAATCACTTTTTTCAAAAGCTTCGCCGGTACGTTTATTGCTTTTCGTAGAGCTTGTGCCGCTTCTTTGCGGACGGTTACTGCAGCTGCGTTAATCGCCGCGTTGATCTCTTTCGGTAGTCTTGCGATCTTATCTTTCAGCGTCGCCGAGAGTTCGTCGATTAGCGACTTGTCGATAGTAACCTTAATCATGCTCGCACCGCGTACGGATCGTTTTCGGATGTTCGGTAAATTATCGACAAAGGAACATTGACTCCATCTATCCCACCGTCAGCGTTTATGTCTTCGGTATCAACCCAAATTGCGTTTATGGCCAGGCCATCCATGTTGTACCATTCTGTTTGAGTGCAAACGCATTTCACTACGTCCGCTGCAAACGTATTGATGATCGTTTCAATCGGTTCGTTGCTTTGTTCATCGCTCATGACATGACACCGAATATTGAACGTTACTTCCCTGGCTATCGCTGGTGGGTTACCAGGATAGCTTAGCTCGCCAATTACTTTAGCCGAGCCTTGCGTTAGTATCACTTGTAAATGCTTTGGCGTGCTGGTGTTCAAGCGTGTAGGCCTAAGTATCTCGCTTGGATATGTTCCAATAGCAGCCATGTTCTCCAATCGCCCTACCAACACCAATGCTATACGCTCCAACACCGTTACCGACATTCTAGCACCAACATTCCTTCGTCGTGACTCAACAGTCTAACGATTGAGTGTTGTGTCGGACACTGCCCTACACGCGTTGCAAACTCCAACGCATCTCCACCTAGATTCAACTCATCGCTCGCAATCCCGGTAGTGGAATTATTGTGAACGTGAATTTCGAATACCGGCGTTATAACGTCGCCATCCTCGGTTAAGACAGCCAGGGCCTGCCGATCTATCACAACCTGAATCGTTCGCGGTTCGCAAAATCTCGTAAGATACGTTGCGGGTTCGGCGAAGTCATACGCATTGCAAAAGACCGTTAGGCCATCTGACTGTATTGTATCGTGGAGGGTCATTGTTATCGCTTGGCAGTGATACGCACGTAGTCCAAAGTGATCGAGTCGACGTTGGTGTTCGCCGCTTTCTGAATTTGGAAATACGGCTGCAGGCCGCCCGTGTAAGCCGTCATCGAAAACGTTGTTGCGGGTGCTAATCGCACGCCATCAACATAAAACTTGACATTCGTTTTTCCGCCAGTGAAGTCGATCACGAATCGCTTGTACGTTGTTGCCAACGTGCCCGCTGTTGTTATCAATCCACTATCCGTAACGTTGTCGTCCGTTTCGCAAGTGATCGCTGTAGTGGACGTAGCACCCGTCATGCGAAACAATGCCCTAGCCGTAATGGTGCTAGGAGTATCGTTGCGTGCCGAGGCAAGGCCCCAACAAATAGTTGTACCGGTGGTGCACCCGCTAACTTTCACGCGTGCCTCGAATTGCTGCAAGTTAGCAATGTTGTACGAAAGCACATCGTTAAAATACAAATTGACGTTTTCGACTTCGTTCGTAGCCGCCATCGTTATGGCGAGTTCACCAGTAGTCGACGGCGTTACCGTCGCGTAAGTTGGCGAACCGGCTGCGGACGTATCGGCTACTGCCCAAGGCGTACCTTGGCCAGCCGCCCCGAACGAATCGGCACCCCAAAAGTCGTCTACAAATTCTGCAAAATCCTGAATTCCTGCCATTCTATTTTCCTCAAATCGTTGTTTGTTTTTGGTGTCACAAATCCGCTAGCCTAGCGACTAGCGGAATCAATTGTCAATTGCGATTAAGCGTTTCGATACAGTCCACGCCAATCGATAGCCTTGGCCGCAAACGTTTGGCGGATCTTGTAGAGCCAAGTATCGTTTTTCAGATTCCATTCGCTTTCAAGTACTGGCGATTCTTCACCGGCCAAGAACGTCAATTCGACTGTATCCACTTGACCGTTATCGGCGGCAAGATACCAGTTAGTCGAGCTAGATCCGTCGAGCTGCGGCTCCACGATTACTTGGATCGGTCGAATGCCGCTCGGCCCGTAAATGTTGAGCGTATTCGCATTACCCGTGGTAGTCGAACCACCGGCTAGCGGATCGCTTAACGATGCCGTCAATTGCAACGCTGTTGCCGCATAGTTGACCGGAACAATCAAGAAACGCGGCTGAATATTAAGAATGGCATCTGATGCCAAACCTTTTTGCAACATCATCTTTACGAAGCCAGCATTGAGCGTTGTTACGCTTGGCGCTGCCGCTGCTCCCGATGTGTTGTCGCCAGACGTGTGAGCCGACGAGAACAGCGCATTACCGTCGCCCATCGTTGGATTGCCCGTCAGAACTTCGTATACCTTTTTATTTTGCAAGCGACGCATAGCGTTACCGTGCATCGTTGGAATGCGGCTTAATGCATCGAGATCATCCCCGATTACAGTTTCCCACGATACCGAAAACGATTCTCCATACTTCCCAACGGCGTACGTTTCTTTCGAATCGCTCATGGTCTTCTCGGGATAATCATGGCCTTCCGGTACGGCTTCAGGGTTTGGAGCCTCGCTGAATCGAATGCGGTTGATATTCTTGAAGTCCTCAACCGATGCAGCTTGCCGTGCCCACAGTGACCAGGTGTAAGGAGCTTCCTCGTATCCGGCCAGAAGCGTCTTGTGTGCCGCGTCGAGCATGAGATTTGAGAAAGAACCGGTGGTATGGTAAGCACCGAAATCAGCACGCTGAACTCGATACTTGTTTAGGATTCGTTCGTTGCCCATTGCTGCTTGTGCAATTTCTGCATTGCTCATGCGTTCAACAGGTGCATTCTGCCGCCGCATAAAAGCTTCTGCGATTCGCGTCAAATTCAGTTGCCGGAAATCCTCAGCACCGTCAGCGGGCTTTTCACCTTCAACTAGTGTCCTTCGAATCTTCGCACTGTTTTGACATCGCATCAGCAAGCCATCGCGAGCTGCTGCGTAAAACTTGTCATCGGAGGATTGTGTTACGCGAACGTCACCCCCGACGCTATTTCCTAGTGGTTGTGTTGCCATACGTTCGATTATCCTCTTTCGAGCGTCGGATAGTGGGACATTTCCATCGCACAATTCATCAGCAAAGGAACGCTCTACCTTGCCGAGTTTGCACGCTGCTTGAATTTCCGTACGCCTCTTTTGATCGAGTTCCAACGCACGTTTGATAAGTGCTTCGGCTTGCGATTTCATCACTTTATTGGGATCGGTAGCTCCCGACCCAACTTCGCTTTTTGGATCTGCCACTTGCGGATCATTCATGTTTGTCACTGGGGTTGATTGGGGGACGTCCATTGGCTCTGCGGATTCCTCTTCCGCGTCTGCCTGTAGCTTGCCTATTAGCCAAGCCATGATCTGATTCGGGTCTGTCATGCCGTCAGGCAAACCTAACCCGGTTAGCTGGCTGAGTAGTGCCTCATCCATCCTTAACACCTTTCGTTTTAGGTCCGTATAAGACCGCCTAACGGTTGACTGCTCATCTGCACCCGTTGCACAGATGGACGCATTTTGTGGTTGCCACTTTGTATGTATAAGGGCCGGTCCCTCAATGACAACGCCTCGGTTCGTAGTATACGTTTGGCCTCTCGCAACGTATGTTGTTTCAAGGGGCTGGCCAGTGATCGAGAAGTCGGTTATGTGTCCCTCTCGCATTCGCTGTGCGATAGTTTGCGACTCGTCATCCGATGCGAATACCGGCACCCCATACAATTCTCCGTTTTCGAAATCGCATTGCATGTGTTGTATGGACCCGAATATATTTCGAACGGTCTTATCGTTGTGCGAGTCTACGATTGGGATTTGATCGCGACCACCTCGCCAAACAATGCCATCCATCAACAGCACTTCGTTGACGACTTGTTTTGTTTGCTCGTCCCAACGTTGGATCGGATTCTCAGTCGCAATCACTGCACGCGATGGTGATACAATCGCAATCGATCTTTCGACTTTCGGACCATTGAGAATTGGCCACTTGCCTTTTTTGTTGGCCATCAGATGGCACCTCCCATTAGTAACGCTTCCTCTTCACGCCGACGCCGGGGCCTGCGTTTCGGAATTGGGTATGAGTAGCCGTAAACGCTTCGACCACTGCCCGCAAAGCTTCCACGTGTTGGCGGTTCGACTGGCGTAGGCCCAGCCGAAACAACACTTGCGTCGGTCGTATCGTCCGCGAATACCGGTTCGCTTTGTGAAGCCGCAATCAATGCCCCGGTGCTTGACAAATCGCTAGCGCTAGCCGCTTCGGTGATATCCGCTACGCGTATCGTGAGTGCATCGAGAATATCACTGCCGCTTGCTGCTTCGCTAGCTGTTGCAATGAGTACAGTCAACGCATCCAAATTATCCGTAGCCGTACCGGACTCAGTAGCTGCCGCGCTACGCACGCTCAATGCATCGGTTGTTTCAACTCCTGTTGCCGCCTCGATAATTGAAGCGACGCGAGTTGTGAGTGCGTCGAGCGTATCAATTACGCTTAGGACTTCGCCTATATCCGCGATTCGAATCGTCAACGCATCTAGCGTGTCGATCAGCGTTGTCGCTTCGGCTATCGATACGTTATACGTCGACCCACCGACGACTATTTGCGTTGGGTCACGCAATCGAACATCGTTCGGATTTGGTTCACCGGCATATAGAAATACGTCAGGCATGCATCAACTCCCGTATAGCTGGTTGATGGTTGTACCGGCTACATCCGGAGTGCCAACTTTGTAACTCACGATAAATTGAGCATTTCCCCCCGATGCCCCCGAGAAGGTATACGCCCCGTTTGCGTCTGATGTTGTGGTTTGCAAAAACGCATTGGTTGCAGTGGCAAATAGATTGACAACGCAGGCTGGTAATATAGCCCCGGTCAGATCGCGTGTAATGCCGCTCAGCGTGTAGGTCTGCGGCTGTGTTTGTTTGCGATATATCGCCGTGGATCGATTAAATTTGGCGACTCGCATCAACAGGGGCAGTGGCAGGGAAGGTAGTCGCCAGGCGTCTGGATAATCATAGGGTGACTGTGGTAACACCCGATATTTGGACTGCGATACGAAGGGGGCAATAGATCCAAAGATCCCATCATCGTCATTAAGTGGGACGCCTTTATTTAACTTGAAATTGAATGCCGATTTCGAACCGATCATGTTAGTTCAACGCTGTTACCTGCATTTGATGGACCTGCATAGTCTCTGCGGTCGATCCCGATCGCAATGCTTGAACGCTGATGATCAGAGCCGCTGTCAAATCGCATGCGCCAGACACGACAGGTGCGGTGTCTGGTATCAAGACTGGTTGCAGCGTCGATGCGACAGAGCCAACGTTTGGCATGACAAAGCCCGTGCAAAATAGCGTGCCCGCCGAACCGGTTGTACGGCAAGTGACAATCGTTTCGAGATACCACGAGTCATTGGTACGAGCTGCTGTCCAAGCTTTTGCCGCCGATGATGCTAGTAGGACTCCGTTAGCGCTTGCCCCGGTCCCGTAGTACACTGCCCAAGAAACGTTGCCTGGGGTTGCTCCGGATGTCATACGTCCAAACAATTGCACCTTAATCGCCTTACCTGGCCGCGAAAAATACTGACCACCTAACACCGGGAATTGCGAGGGCGTGTACAGTGCTACCGCTGTTGCGAGCGGCGATATCGCAGTTAAGTCTGCGATAACAAAAGGCTCTCGCAAGTCGTTGTAAAATAGTCCGTCAGCCACGTTTTTGATCCTTAAAGCGAAGTAGAGTAACTAACGTTTACGGTATCGGTATTGACCACGACTTTGTCGCCGCCGCTAAATAATCCCGCTGAATACAATGTTCCAGATGTATTGTCTATCGTCGAAACCGCACCCGTTCCGAAAACCAAAAAGCACCCTTTTATTGTCCCTGCTCCCGTAATCGCAAACGAGAGCGAAGCAGATAATGCCTTTGATCCCGCCGAGGCTGCATTCCACGCTGCTGTTTTTCTAGGTGCCGTGTAAGTTGGTGCATTCGTAACACCTGCTTCGGTCCATCCTCCGTGCGATGCCATTGTGTCAGCCGCCGCTACCGCCGAAAAACTGACACTCGAAATCAGTCCCATGAATGGACCTACAACCGTGTAGCCTGAGCCTGCAAGATATGTATCGAGAGCAAGGTTTTTTCCGACTGTTGCCACTACGTTTTCGCAAGTATCGGTCCACTTAACCTTGCCATCCTTATCGATGCATTCGACCGTATACGTTCCGTGTGCCTCGCAGCGTTCATCGCTATCGGCACGCCGTATCGTTGCGGCTTCGTTGTGGCATTGTGCGTTGTTGGCTTCGTTGCTCATTAGATTGGTTCCGTCACCGTCTCGGAAATATCGCCGTTCTTGTCGCGTGTGATGGTTGTTCGCGTCGCTTGCGTCGTTGGTGCTACCGTCACGTTTGGAGCGGCTACGCTTACGTTGGGTGTCTTGACTTCGTTGGTAACATTTACCACGGGGGCCACGCCTGGTTCAACGGTTACGTTTATATTGAAATTATTGGGATCGGGTTTACTTGATACTGATCGTTCAATTGCTGCGGTCCTTGATTCCAACGATTCTGTTCGTCTGTCTATTTGCAACATTACATTGCTTCTAGCTAGACCCTCGACTACATCGTTAGTTAACGCTTCTGTATCTATTTGTTGCTGCTCTGGTGAATCGGTTTGTTCCGAAACAATAGATGTTCCGTCAGTAATGAATACTATTTCGGCATCTACTAACAAATCCATTAGTTCCGCCAATGTTGCCGCCACCGAAGCATCTGGTGGAGACGCTTCCATGGCGTCTTGCAACTGAGATTGCAAAACAGGTACGTCCTCGGAATAGCCATGTTCCGCTAGATGCACTACTGTCTCATAATCGTTTTCGTTAATCCGATCCGTCCATGAAACAACATCCGCCCATCCGCTATTGCTCGAAAAAAAACTCGGTTCCAATCCATCAATAATTGCGTAGATGCTCATTTCTTTGGATTCGCTACCTCTCCCGTTTTTGTGTTGACGTAGCCCCTGCTGTTCGCCTGTTTCTTCCATGATCCTTTTTTAAGACCATGGTCCGTGCGTTGCGCTGCCGTTGGCAATTGTTTATCTGGAGTTGATAGAAGTTTCTTCAGCTCGCTATGGCCGCCGGTTATTTTGTGCATTCCTCCCACGCGAAATGATCCGACTCCACGCCGATAAAACATATCGCCGGACTTCGTCTCTACCACCGTGTGAAATGTAGCTTTGTTTTTCTTCTCCCAGTCAAGCTTCCGCACTTGGGCATACTTGTTCATAGTTATTTTGGAATTGGCGTTGTCGTGCATGTACTTGTGTTCGATTCCGTGTTCAATCACCCCGCTTTTTCCCGCCACAACAACGTCGACAGGTTCGCTATTTTTGAATGCGGCCCCGCCAGCCCTTTTTGCGAATGAATGCTCCGCCTTATCTGCTGCTTGCTGTACAGACTTATCCGTCAACTTCGCCGACTTTTTCGCTGCCTCTGCTTTCGCCGATAGTGGTTTTGCTTTCGTCCTTGTCTTAGACGAGTCTTTACCTCCGCCACCTTTTGGACATGTATTTCCAGGCTTAAATCCACCCGCACCCGTCCCGCAATCTCGCTCAACCCTCCTGGTAATTGTGTCCGTGTTTCCATCATTTTTTTGATCTATCGGTACTGGGTTATCCACCGTGCCATCGCTTGCATCGGCTACAATCGCATCGATGTTGGGCTGTGTTAAACCGATCATTGATAACTGGGCTTTAGCGAGCGCCGAACTCATCGATCCATCAGCTAAGCCATTCAAAACGTCAGTCAAAGCTTTGCGATTGCGATTCCATTGCAATCTAGAAAGTCCCATCCACTCGCCCGAACCGGCTTGATCTTGCTGCTCGGCTTGTGCCGCGTCCGCCGGTCCTTCCGCTCCCGTTTGAGCCGCCATCATTTGGGCTGTCTGTTCTTCGGGCTTGAGCAAGCCTAACTGCATCCGCAATTTCTTTTCTTTCGCCGCTTGGTAAAAGGTTGCACGCCATGAGCGACCACGCGAACCAAGCTCATCCTGATACGTACTCATGTACGCTGTGATCGAATCATGGGCTGCCGTTTGTTCTCCAGCCGGATCGACCCATTCTTGTTCTGGCAATTGCCATTCGACCGGAGCAAGGTTTCGACGCGACTCTAGCAATTCGGTCGATGTTGGAAAGCCATCGAGTCCTTGCCGCGCTGCGGCGTTACAAAACTCGTCCCAAATCGGCTGGCATAAATGCCAAACAATAAAATTCTGCCAACGCTTCACACGTGGCCGATCTTCCAACTTGCTTGTGCGCGATGAACTATACGAGGTTTTCGAAAAGTCCTTCGCGACCGCTTCGTAGTTGGTGCCAGTTCCGGCTGCGATGCCTCGCAACATTAGATTGATCCACGGTTCACTGCCAGAATTTGGACGCGATGGATTCGCAAACTCAACCGATTCATCTGTTGCAAGTCTAGAGATTATTCCCGGTTCAATGTAATCCAGCGAGTTCCCGTTTTTGTCCGTTGCGTCCTCACCCTCAGGGGCAAGTAGACTTCCAGTTGGGCTATTGCTCTTAATAAACACGGTGAAGCAAGAAGATATCGCAGAGGCCTGCAATTCGTTATCGATATATGTTCCAAGGTCTCGCATCGGAGACATGATTGGCGCGAACCAACTAATCCCGCGTGATTGTCCGACTCGATCCTTGCGATACAAGTGCAGTATCTCGGCTGCCGGTACTCGCTCTGGTATTTGATTCTTGACGGTGTATGGGCTATTGGGATGTTCGGGATAGATCCAATACGCAATCGCTTTACCCTTATCGTCGAGTTCAACACCGCGGATGATTCTGTTTCCGCTTAGCCGCGATGCCCGGACGATGAAAGTATCGTGATTCAACGATAGCCTATCGGCTTCAATCAATTCGAGTGCCAACGGTACTGGCCTAGAAATGCCGCGATACTCTTTGCCTGATGTCTTGATAAGCCTTACTAGTACTTCGCCCGCTTCGGTTATCTCGCGTTGGCAAAGTGCTTGAATCTCCGATAGCGTTAGTTCGCCATTGATATCGCAGACTTCCGACCACTCGGCGAATGTAGCATCGCGTATTTCGTTCACGTCCTCAACGTCTTCGCCATCTGGCGTTTCGTATGTCGATTGAGCAGTAATTCCCGCTCCGACCACATTGGAAACAATCGTATCGACAACATTCCAAGCGTATGCATTATCTCGGACTAATGACCGTGCCCAAGATCGCATAGCATCGGCCCCAAACGGACCGAGCATTTCCTGATCCGCAGCCTGGTTCCTTGGCCGCTTGCTAGATGTGAGCCGGTTCGATTCAGCCCCTTGGTATTGTCTCATCACCTTGCGGGCTTGCGTTCGTCGCAATTGTGCGACAGGCGAAAAGTAACCAACTAGCGTATCGATAGCCTCGGCGATCATCTGGATATCCTCCCAATGCGAGCAAGGCTAAATGGACTAACCCCGGCTTCGCGTGAAGCTTGGATTTGCAATTGGTTACGCTGATCGAATAGCGTGGCTAGATCCAATTTTGTAACGGACCGACTTCCAATAGAATACGACGACGCCCCGCCAGTTAACAGGGCCTCTATCGCTGCCTCGACCTGCGTAAGTAGCTCTTGCGATGTGGCCATTCGGATAGCATCGCACGGACTATGCTTACGGACCTATAACTATCGTTCCGCCCAATGGAACTTATGCGTAATCTTTCCAGGTGTTTTTACAGTAATCGCACCGGCAATATCGAACGTTACCGCGAGTTGCAAATACTCGCGTAAAGTTATCGGTAGCTTTCACGTTAGGATCATTTGACCTTGCAACACTGCACGCGGAACATTGCTTAGCCGCATATGTTCGAACACGTGGTTGCGCAATTGGCATCGGCTTCGTTTCTACATCCGGTTCGATCGATTCGTCTATCTTTAGCATCTGGCGTTTCCTTCGCATTGGTAGCTATCTCCTACGTGGTATCCACCCGCCTGGCCGTGATTTGAATCGCGTTCCGTGCTGATGGGATTTTGGTTGTTCGCGTTGCGGTTTCGTTGCGGTTGTCGTTTCCACATGACGTGGCTTTACTTCCACTTCACTTTGTGCGATTAGCTTTATCCCGCATGCCTCACTTGCTGCCGATGCCATCGCGGTTGCATCAAGCCAGTGGTTGTTTTCATTCTTCGCGTGCCAATACGTTTTGATTCCCTTTCCTTCCGTAAACTGCGTCAAGAGTTCTTCGGCTGCTATATGTTGCGCGAAGCTAACATGTTTCTGCGAACCCTCCGGCTGATAGATCGATAACGCTCCGCGGCGCAACATGTTCATTTCGTCGCACGTTGGCGACATAAATCGTTCATGGACCCACTGTTTCCAATGGTTGGCATCGAGTTCGTATAGCCAAATGTCTTGCGAATGGAAGCGTTGGGCGTGGAGGTTCGCACCGGCTATGATATTTGGCGTTGATTGCTTCCGTGGATGATAAGGGTTCATGCCCTTCGACGGATGAAAGATCCCTTTGACTTGTCGGCAAAATTCGTATGCCGCATTTGTGAACGTACCGGAATCGACCATGCAGAAATCGACTTTGCGAATTACGCCAGTTGCGTCCGTGTAGTTCTTTGACAATAGCTCATCTCGCCAATTCAATAGCGTCTTGTAAATCTGCGGTTCACTTGCTTCGTTGTCAAGGCTCTTGTCGGTCCCGCTTACTTCTGCAATTCCATAGTCAGTAATCACTCCACCGGCACCTGGCCACCATGCGATAACAACCCAGTGGCACTTATATTTCCCCAAGTCGATCGCCGTTGTTAGCGCACAAGTGTTAGCCGGTAGTTGTCGTTTCGCCAGTCCGCTAATTCGACTTGCTACTAACTCGTACGATATCCCGTTTCCTTGCGGTCCAGCTTCCTCCGGCGGATCGTTTTGATATTCCGTATCGTAAGCCTTACGACTGGTGTCGGCTATTTTGTTGTAAGCCTGTTGGATTGCCGATAATACCGTTTCCGTTCCGTCGCTTGTCGATACCGATACGCAATGATCGGATAGCATCGATACGCCTTCGTCCATCTCTGTTCTATTGGCTCTGTAGTAATCGACAGCAAGCAATCCCAATTCGTCTCCTGCAATCTGCGATTCCTGCCGCAATTGAATATATCGATCCCAATGAAACGTATTCGCTGGCCAACGCAATACCATGCCGAACCGCTTCCCGTTATACGCTGGCTTCTTTGCGGTATCGGTAAGCTTGTACGATAGGCTAATTCGATTTTGCACCGTAGTCAGCACCACGATTGCCAACGTATCCTCTTGCCCCACCAATCCAGATATATCTTTATCGAGTATCTGTTCGCGGTCCTCAATCTGCGAATGGCTCTTTGCCGATTCTCTCGTTTCTGGGTCATCTACCAAAATAAAGTCCGGTCGATCGGCATCGATATTAACTCCACGAAATGCTGAGTCCAGACCGTAATAACTCATTTTGAATCCGCCAAACGTTTTGCAGATTGCGTTGCTGCAAGTAACGTCACCGAATCGAATGTAGTCGTCCGTCCAAACAATGCCAGTTTGAATTCCATCGATATGTTGCCTGCTAGCCCTTTGTGGCGCTCCCTGCAATTCCATAATTGGATAACAAATCTCTGGGAAGTCCTCTCGCAACAATTCATTGGTGGAAAACTTCTTTTTGAAGTCCCGATAAATCAGTTTTGCAAGATCGCTTGTTGCCGCTACCGACAACGGGAACCGAACTAATCCTGCACAAGCAAGATAGGCCAACATCCCCTTGACTATCTGGCTCTTGCCACGCCCGCGTGGAGCTGCGATTGCTTGCCTACCGCCGCTTTGTGCTCTACTTGCGATGGCGTCGATCATAAACAAATGGTCTGCACCGAAGTCCAACGTGTAATCCGATGCGAAGTATGTTCGCAAAAACCGTTCGGGATCGGATAAGCACAATTCCCGCCGTTTCGGATCAACGCAATCCGGTATAACAATGCGAGCAGACTCCATTCGCACATCGCGTTTCTGCGTTGCTTCCTTATCGCGAATGCTCTGCTTAATCGGCAACTGTTGTATCTGCCGCATGGCTTCCGATTGTTGCGACTTCGGTAGCTTCGATATCCCCGCCACTAGACATGCTAACTCCAAATCGATTTGCGATTGCACTGATCCGTTCATGGAGATTCGCTAATTCCTTGTGTTCGTCTTTTTGGTTTTGCGATTCCATCGCTACGATAATCTGTGCGGCCCGCAGCTTAGCCCGCGTGTCGCCGCTCTCTAGAGCGTTGGACAAAGTTTCGATTACTCGTTCTTTCAATTCGTCCGTAAGCCAACGTCTATTCACTGCGGTCTGAATCAAAACTAGGTCGCCCCTTATCCCCATAAT